GTCATCCCAAGAGGAGTTAATGCCTGGAGGGCGTATGAGCAGTCGCTCACACGCCCTCCAGATTGCGTAATCCTCTGTTCGAAACTTGGGGAGAATCCTTCTTATCGCTTGGCTCCCCGAGTAGCTAAAAAACGTTTTGTAGCCTCTTCAATCTTAGTTTGATTGAGCCCACAAGCTGTCATAACGATTTCAAGAATCTTATTCGTTTCTGCCGGTGTAAAATTAGTTTCCAGTTCTGCCCGATAATTCTTCCACGTTGCGGGTTGATCCATCTTCACTGTATCCCACTCAAGACCATCAGTGGCCGACAGCGATTTAAGAATCATCCACTCCGTTTTCTCTTGAGCCCAATTAGCAAAGCGTTCTTTGTATTTAGGATCTTCAACATTGTATTGAGTTTCCCCAGTAGCTAACATCTTTACCGGGGGTTTTGGCATAGGGTCAAGTTTCTCGAAGTCTGTAAAATCGAGAACTGCCTGTGCACGGATAACGAGTTCTGTGTCGCCACGAGGAATCACAACAACCTCAGTTTGTGGTCCGACGACACTAATGCCATTGATCTTCATATGGGCTCCTTTAGATTACTCAGGCCAGACGCGTAGCAGTGGCCTGCGTCACATTGCACTTGCCTGTGCAGCTAATGGTAGCGGCGCGCAGGTCATGGTCCAGACTCTCATAGCGGAAGTCAGCCAGAACGATTGTCTCGTTCGGACGCTTGACCGTGCCGCCCGAGCAAGCAGGCTCGTACTCGACCACGAGATCAACAGCATACGGACGGCAGGTATCGGCATCGCTCGAAACATTCGCAGCATACAGACCACGACGCTTGAGGAAGTCCTCGATTGTGCCGACCGCACCAGTATCCGCGCCGCCAGTGATGTACTCCCAGATCAGACCAAAGGAGACATCAACCGGAACCTGATCACCCTCACGGACCTCATCAAGGATTCCACGATCAAGGGTGTAGGTCATGTTGCGCTTCTCAGAGTACGTCAAATTGCCCTCACCGATCTTGACTTCGATCTCGACCGGAGTACCAGCAGTGCCATCACGCAACTTCAGTGTGGCATTCTTGAGGTCGATCGCCGCGTACACCGTGTTCCAACTCTTGGCAAGAAATTTCATTGCTATTCCTCCACAAACATGACGTAATGGGATTCTACGGTCGCCTGCTCCAACTGAGTAGTAGGATCGACCTGCCCGAAATGATTCACTTGCATGTTGTTACGACCTGTCTCTTGATCCATTCTCCTGAGTACTCCTACAGATTCCTGAGTATCGTCAGTACCAGTACCGAACTTGAATACTTCGATACAAGGTTCGAACAAACTCATAATCGTACCAGTGAGTTGCCGCATCCTGTGGAAGTTAGTATTGTTTTTAGCGCATTGTGCAAGTACATTTATCTCAACATATACTTTCCAATACCCTTTACTAACCTCTGTATAGTAAGGTCCATCAGAACGTAACTCAATGAACTCTTCCTGATTCAGATCCACACGATGCATTCCTTCAATATAGAGCGTTAGGGTTGCGTCTTTCTTTGTAGAAAAGTGATTACCGATAGAAGCAAAGATCCACCTATCCATATTCTTACTAAGCATGTGATACTCCTTGTTCAGTTGATAATGATTGCCCAATCTTCTGGTCAATCACATTTTCAGTCTTTTGTGATTCAAGATGTTTTAGTGTGAATATGTAACCTAAATTATATACTGTGCTGCCCATTGGTCCCATCTGATAACGCTCGCCATCGAAGATGGCACGATCATCTATAGTAGGTATGTAATCTTTTGGCAGGTCTGCTTTATCAACTATTATCAATCTTGTTGAAGTGTCAAACATACCACCATAAGTAAAGTTTTTATTTGCGGCGATAAATGATAAGTCATAAGCAAAATCCCGACTCATCTTTGTATCGAGTATGATGGCTTTACGAACCGTCACTACCCGTTCATTACGAATAATTGCACCTGTTTGTACATTTTGGCTTATATTGATTGTTGACAATAGCGAGATTACTTGCCCATAATCTTTCTTTAGTCTGTATAATATTACTTTGATTTGCCGTATATTATTCATACTAGTTCCTTGAGTAACCTCTCTATTGGGCAGGGCTTTAATACTACAATAATATCTGGATACTTGCGACTTAACTCCCCGATCTTATCGACTCGTCCGGTATGGATAATACAAGGTACGTTATGTTCGCAGCACAGATCGATTAACCCATCAGCAGGCATACCTTGCAATGAGTAATCAATCACAGCCATCTTAACACTGTGGAAATTATGCGTAAGATAGGCATGTGCTGTTTCATAACTCTTGCACCACTTTGTATCTTTTCCAAGTGATTTGCACAGAGATTCAACTAAGTTGCCAATGGCAAAGTCGTCTTCGATTATTAGAATCTCACCTGTTCGTAGTGATTGACGAATCCGTCTGACATCACTTATGTACGACTCGGTAGCTGTTGGGCTCATTGGGTGCCCTCTCAGTTTTTGCACTTTAGCATTGTGTCTTTAACTTCAACCAGCAGACTGTTCGTTGCACGTTGAAGTTCCGCTACAGTGGCAAAACACTGTACAGTCTCTCTGAGGATTCCTTCTAACCGACGTTGATTGGCCATAAGCTGCTTATAGAGTACTGTAATCGCAGCTCCTAGAGCGGCTACAATAGGTACTCCAATACCCAGCAATTGTTCAACGGACATGTCGGCTCCTTAAGGAACCCGGAGGGACAAAGTCCCTCCGGGATTCCAGGAATCATCGTGCTCAGCCGTACATGACCATGCCGAGGTTGGTATCGAGCACCGCCGTGCCACAGAGCAGATCGACGGTTACCAAGTGGCCCTGCTTCTCACCATTGTACGTGATGCAAACGCGAATCGCGAGACCGTTGTAGCTCGCCACGAACGCGCGGGCACCAGTGCCAGCTTCCGGCAGCGCGAGCGGGCGGGTGACGAGCGCGAGCGCGTTGCGGTGGAAGCCGAAGCAGTACGAACCAGCCGGACCGACGTTGACTTTCTGATCGTCAGCGAGAGAAGCGCTCAGCGGGATGTCCAGCTCGATGCTGGTCGTCGACGGATCGTTGACCAGACCGTACTCACTCGCAGCAGTTCCGAAGCTAACGAGCTGGCCCTTCTTCGGGGCAACCGTGAACGTGTCGACCACGATCGGCTTGATCCAGTTGGCCGCATAACCAGCGCCGTTGTTCACCTGACCAGGGGTGTAGATCGTGACCGCCGCACCGGTAGAAGCGGCAGACTTCAGACCAGGAGCGATTGTGATGGTCTCAAGGGCGTCATCAATCGCCGTGATACGCTGCGGGGTCATGTCGCCCGCAACTGTGAGGTACGCACCAACCGGGTGACCGCCAGCGCCGAACGCCGTGACCACCAGAGTGGTCGCACCAACAGCCGCGTTCGCCGTGAGGGCCGTCGCGGTCGTGCTGCTACCGGCAGCAATCTGCGCAGCCTGCTGGCACATGTAGAAGTCAAGCCCGAACTTGCGGCCGACCGAACCTTCACGGAGCGCCGTGCCGTTATCACCAACCTTCTCGGCATTGACGAAGTCGGCGATGTTCAGAAGGTCACCTTCAACGCCAGGGGTGACGATCATGTTGCGGCCGATCATCGGAACCTTGTTGACGTTCATCACTTCGCGGGCACCAATGACCGTGGCCTTGTCAACGGCTGTGCCGAGCTTACCACAGCTATTGGCGCGGAAGCGATAGGCCTGGGTGAGAACGATCTGATCGACCGTCTCGGCCATCGCGATGACCGCGGGACGCAGGAACTCAGTGACGAGATTCTTGAATCCCTTCGACTGCTGGCCATCCTTGATCATGAACGACACGTGGACGTGCTGGTTCAGCGGCACCGGAACGTTCGTGGCGTTCGCGTCCTGTATCGTCACATTGTCCGCATCGGTCTTACGCTTACCAGTGAAGATCTGGGGACGACGGGTGTTCACGACGTCACCGTACTCAGCAACTTGATTCTCGAAATCGCGATGCACGAGGTTGGCAGCCATCATCTGGTTCTCAAGAATCATGAGGGATTCCTGCGCCCAGATCTCCGGGACAAACGCGTCA